TTTTAAATGATTCTACTACAAAGTCAAAAAGTTTTTTGAGTGGTTCAGGGCCACTGGCACGACCTCCAAATACTTTAAGTCTTGCTCCTGCAGGTCTTACTTTATTAAAATCAAAGGTAGGGATATCACCTTCCCATAAAGAAGATAGAAGTTTCTTAAAGGCTTTAGCCCATCCTAGTTTGCTGTCTTCAACAAAGATAACATCATCTACATATTTTAATTCAGAAGGTACTTCAGGAAGTTTATCTATCTCTTGACGTTCACAGGAGAATCCAACTCCTGTACCATTCATGAGTATATATAAAGTTTCACTAAAAGCACGTTTATTATTAACAGCAAGATAGCTACAATTATAAGCAGCGATATTATCTCTTTCACAGGCTTCTCCAGCAGTCATGAGTAAACGCATAGAAGGCATAACCTCTAGGTTTAAGACTGCATTATATAATTCAGTCCATTCTGTTGTATCTAATTCTACTTTAGTTTTAAGGTAATCAGTTAAACGAGTAACTGTTTCTTCCCATGTTTCTCTACGTTTTTTTTCAGGTATGTATCGAGCATATCTGCTCATTGCAATTACTTCTTGGTATACACTTGGTAAACTACTCATAAGTATCATATTCCTCTAATTCGTTATCAGTTTCTTTTAGTAATCTATCTAGATTTTCTTCAATCTTATCTTGAAACATATCTACTAACTCTTCACTATTAATGTTTAATAGTTCTAATAGAGTAGTTTCATCAAATTTTTTGAGGTCATCGCAGAGTTCCTGAAAGGTACGTTGCATTATTAACTTTCTGATGACCGACCATAGTGATCGCCATCGTTTCCGTCATGTTCAATAGTATTAATTTTAGATACTTTTTGAACTTCACCAGTAGACTTATTTAATTCGTACTCTGTTGTATCCTGTGTATTCAACTTTGGTTCCTTTGTCCGTTTTCCAAAAATAAGATCCCAATTGTCTTGCCCCTCTTTTGAGAGAGTCTTTGATACTAGACGGGCTCCTGTTATTTCGTTCTGATCTACCAATTTCTGCCTCCTTAAGTAATTCTACATAGTGAATGATCTTATCTAAGTCATCTACTCCACCTTTATCACGCCATCTACTAACATATTTAATAATATTACCCTCAATATATGGGATATTATTAGCCGTAATGTATTCAATTGGTTGAATTTTAAACCCTTTGTAATGCTGACCACCAATCTGTTTATCTAATGCACTCATTCAGTTATCTCCTTAGCTATTATTATACCAATTTATTATATACTTGTCAACCAAAATGTTCACGACTTAACATTAAAGATTCACAAACATTATCTGCTATCTCATTAAATTTTAATTCATGTTGATTATAATCAGTATGATTATTATAAAACAGATAGAGATGAATCATCTCATGAAGAAGGGTCTCTGATACTTGGTAGAATGTTTCATTAGAAGTAGACATTTGAATACGCATAGGATAAGGAATAAACATACCCATATAATCTGTTTCATTAACTGTTTCAAAGGTTACTTTACGAGCTGGTGGCAGTCTAAGTCCACAAAAAGGAGGAAGATCCTTATAGCAATCATAGAGTTTACGTAAGAAACGTTTATCTAGTATATAATTAGAGGCCATTGTTTGCTTCTACCAATCTTTTACTATCATATTTTTTAGTATTAGTAACCCGTTTAATATTTTTCTCATCAGGAATTAAAGGAATAATTTCAAGATTATGTTGCTTACTCTTAATATCTTTAAACCAACTAAGTTCAGTAGGCTCACTCATAAGTAAGCCATACCAAACTAAATTTCCTTTGCTATCAAATTCTTTAATTAACCAGGCACTAGGTATCATTATATATTCACCAATTTAATTGAACCTTTTTCTTTAAGGTTAGTACCATCTCTAAACCAATTGCCACACGTACGACATTGATATCGTTGGTATTTGCCTGTAGAAGTAAGGTTATATCCTCTTCTTTGGAAAGATTTAGAGGTACATGTAGGACAGCTAAGCCCAGTATTCTCAAGAATGTTATGGTTAAGGTGGTTCTTGATCCAGGGTTTAAAGCGTTCATAAACCTTCTCTAAAAGAATAACATCATTTTTGTTATACTCTTCCATAGTCTTCCATGCTTTAGGGATACCTGCCATGCACTGGACCCATAACTCATGTCCTTCATGACTAGTCTTTTTACCTAAACCTAATGACTGTGCTACATAATCTAGTTTGTTAGATACAAATCTAAATTTACCTCTAGCTACAGTAAGTAAATCAATCTCTTTAAATGGTGCAGGAGGAAACATGTTATGTAATAAGAATTCTTTATTAAGAGAAGGGATGTCAAAACGTTTACCATTGTAATGAATAACAGCATCGGCTTCATCTAGTAACTTATGAATGCCTGTAAGCATTTTCTTGTTACTAGATTTCTTAACAGAATCAAACATCATCTTCTTATCACCAAGCCATTTAGCTGCATAACACATAACATATGATGACTCTCGTAGTTGGTTAAGACCAATGTTCTGATCCCATATACCCCATACATGAGCTACGTTTGGTGCCATCTCTATATCTAATAAAAGAATTTTACTCATTGTACTACTCCACCTAATTCTTTATGTAGTTCAAACTCTTGCTCTGCCTGGTCTAAGTTTATATTAATAATACCATGATGAATTAAATCTTTAATTGCATGATCCATTAAGAAGGCTGCTTCATTTGGATCTACATGGAAATTAAAATCATAACTACCATCTTCATTTGCGACACAGTTGCTTATAAGCATTTAACCAATCCTTTCTAAAGTCTAGCCATTCAAAACCATTGTCAGTGGCCCACATAGCATAGGTTGTTTTACTTCTTTTAGTTATCTTATTATCAGGGTTCATGAATAAAAAGATAATACGGATAGTAGGATTAGAATCTCTAAACCAAACCATCTTCTTTCGTGTTTCTAAATCAAGTTTGCCTTTAGCTTCAATGAATACATTACTTCTTCCTGTTTTAAAATCAGGAATATAAGTTCTTTCTACTTCAGGTTGTATAAATTTAAACCTTTGTGGTTCATACTTTACTGTTGAGAATTCTTTTTTTAATACTGCCCATACTTTTTCTTCTAACTTACTCTTGAATGAGGGCACTAAACCTATCCTTCCAATTATCATCTAATGATCTTAAGATCCATAACACACTGGCATTCATAATAAACTCAGTATCATTTCCGTACAGATCTCTTACTTGGTTAAACATTTCGATATGGCTACTACAATCAGCAAGTAACTTACTAGCTTTCTTCTCACCCAACCCTTCAATACCTTTAACATTATCTGAAGTATCTCCTTTAAGACATTGTTTATAAAAGAGTCTTAACCCTTCTAACTCTGTTTGTTCTAGGAATGTATCAGGTCTAGTCCAACCCTTACCATTAATCTCCCAAGAAAAATGTTTACCTGCTACTTGTAGTAAGTCTTTATCTAAACTACAAATGATTGTATCATCTGTTTGATAGATAGCTAGGGCATCATCAGCTTCTAAAAACTCAGGGGCAAACTCTGCACTTAGTTTCTCAAGACTATAATCTTGCAGATCTCTTAGATGTTTAGGTTTAGGTGCTACTCTATTAGCTTTATATTCAGGATAGATTTGTTTTCTAAAGTTATTAGGCCCAGTTAAGAATGCTCTGTAACTAGTAGCCCCAGTCTTATTAAGAATGTTATCTAGTAACTCGTCTATTCTATAGAGAGCTATGTTAAGATCATCATTCTCAGCACTAGCGGCACATCTATAGCATAATAGATCTTGATCAATAAGGGCTTGCATTAAGTATTAGGTATCACTTTCTTGTAAGTTTTATCTTGATTAGGATCTACCAAGAATACATTAGCGGGGAAAGTTGAAGTATCACCTTTATACCATTGGATAACAACGTTCTCTCCCTCACCTTTGTAACATGCAATCATTCTATTACCATCTACTCGTGTAGCAATTGCAGACCAGGGATATAAATCTTTTATTTCTGGGATCATGCAGTCTACATTAGATAAGGTAATAACTACTTTATCATTGTATTGATAGTGTAAATATTTAAGTTCATTAGCGTTAAGTTTGGAAAAGAACATTGACCATGCAGCAATGGCTAATATTATTCCAGATGCTAGTAATGCTCTTACAATCCAAACTTCCCACTTTTTCATATTATTTCCTAAACTGGAACATCATCTTGAAGTTTATTAATAGCGTCAGCACTTTCAGCTTTAGAGAATACATAAGCTTCAAACTGTTTAGCTGTTGCAATAACATCTGCTACAGATTTACCTTGACCTAGTAACTCAACTGCAGTAGAGAGTGAAGACTGACGAATGATAAATACTTGTCGAGCTGCTCTTTCTTCTTTAGTTTCATAGTTAGATCCGGTTACTCTAGCTCCTGATGCTGCACTTGCTGGTTTACTTTCTGCCACAATTCCATCTCCTTCTAAGCCTACCCGTAGG